GCTTGTTGGCCAGAAGGAGAGATTGGGTTATAAAGAGATAAAGTCATATCACGCCATTCAGCTTTACCTTTAATCTTACGGTAAACATTGATGTGATCTAACTTGATCTCATTTAGAGTAACACCAGGAGCGTCTGCCTTCTTGATCATGTATGAAGGAATACCATCAATATACATGATAAAGCGGTTTGATACTGTAGGTTCAAACGCTGTGAACATTATTTCATTTGGATCCAATACTGGCATTGTATATGAGATTTAGTTTCTTACTTATAAATATTCAATAACTCAATTATTGTTTTTCTTCCTCTTCTTTATGCTTCTTCTCGTTAAGGCCTTCTTCCATTTTCTTGATCTTCATCTCAAGCATGTCTTTAACCTTCTTCAATTCTTCCATTGATCTTTCTTTCTTTTCACTAACAGCTTCATTCTTATTCCAAGCACCACCCATAGCTGACATACCTTGTTGGCTACCTTCTTTACCGAAAGACGCACCTTTTGATTTTAGGCAGTTTACGATAAGACCATCTCTGTCTAATTTAGGATCAGACTTCTTTTGTGCGTTAGCATCTTCAATACATGCTTTAACCACTTCTTTTGGTGCATTAACAAATGCTGGGCTATAGAAGATTTTATCAGAAGCAGCACGAAGTGTATCTAAGATACCTTCTTCTACTTGAGCTGTCTCTTCAACTTTATCTTTCTTTTCTTCCATTTTAGTCATGCCGTCTTTTGGAGTCTTCATCTTCTTTTCTTTGACGATCTCCATTCCAGCACCAAGATTGTGCTTGCCTTTCTTGGCTTCAGTTAGGGTCAATTGCTCTTTTACACTCTCGTATAAGTGAGCAGGAACTTTGATTCTGAGTACTGTATTATCGTTCATCGTAGGTTTGTTTTATATTATTGACCAAATGTTGCACCAGTTGGAAGAATGTTGAAGTCAAGTTGAATGAATTCAGCAGTCTTTGTTGGTTGTAGATAAATTGTACCAACTAATTGGTTACGATCTACTACATCTGGAGTGTTATTAGTTTCGTCCATTACAACTTGGAAGGCATATAGACCTTGACGCTGTTGTACAGACTCAAGATATGGATTAACTTGGCTCAAGAACTTGTTACGAGTTACTTGCGTATTTGGCTCGAACACGATCTGCTCACCTAATTGACCGATATATGATTTAAGAGCGATTAATAGACGACGTACATTTACACGATCAAGAGCAGACGGCTTCTGTTGAAGTGTCTTCTGACCATAGATAACTGTACCAACACCTGGGAAAGTGGCGATTGGGTTAACCTTTCCTTGATAAAGAAGGTTACGATCATTTACACCGATCTTTCTTTCTGGCTGAAGTACTGTAGATAATGATCCACGGTTAAGACCTGCTGGAGCAAACCATTCTGCAGATACACGGTCGTTGTATTCGTAAACAGCTGGTACTAATGTAGAAGCTGGAACGAAGTTAACTTTACCAGTCTCACGGCTACGGATTTGTACCCATGGCCAGTAAGTTGCACCGTATGAGTTGTCATAAGATACAGCTTCGTTAAGTATAGTATTAATTTGCTGACCATATCCAACCATGTCAACTACAGCGATATTATCACCACGACCTTGAGCTAGAAGTAATAGAGAAGATACTTGGCTAGAAGCGTTCTGGCTAGTTAAACCTGGAGCATAAACAACGTTAAAATCGTATGCATCAGTGTTCTCAAGAAGGTTAATACCGATGTTATAATCATTAGGAACTACACCTTGAATGTTATTAGCAGCAGTTGAAGAAGCAACTGTTGGAATGTTTTCAAACATTCTTAAAGGTGAGTTAGTAGTGTTTGTAGCTGTGATGTATCCACCGTAGATTGCACCTTGAGCACCACCGAAGGCACCGTTTGCTGAACCAGATCCTAGTAGTGGAAGAGATGCAGTATACATAGTCTGAGCTACACCAGTCTGGCTAAAGTAACCAGGAGTTGGTTGAGATACAGAAGCTACACGTACATACAAGCTCTTATTTTGGTAAGATCCGCTAGTCTGTAAGTAGTAGTCTCCAGTAGAATCTTGGCGAACAGTTTGTGTTTGGTCACCAATTACATATGCGATATAGTTGTTCTGATTAGGATCTAATGAAAGATTAGTCCATGTTTCAAGAACAGTCTTACTATTATTATAGTCGTCACCACGACGAATGTTAATGCTGAATACACCTGAACCAGTATCAACACCAGTTACTTCCCAACGAACGTTGGCAGATGAACCTGATGGAAGAGATCCGTTAGTACCGGTAAGATTACCATTCACGTTGTTCATGATAGAACCAACAGATAGTGTTTCTAGTTGGAATGACTCTCGTCCGTTAGATCCAGAAACAGAAGCTGTTGCAGCAGTATAAGAACCTGAAGCAACTCTGGTAACTAATAGTGATTGTCCACCTTGCTCGAAGTAATTAAGAGCAGCAATAGAAGTTAGATATTCGTAGTTAGCACCACCAGATACGAACGCAGCACCAAAGATAGCTTTGTACTGTGAGTATGATGTTACTAATGTTGGAATATTAACTGGACCAATTACTGTAGGACCTAAAAGAGCAGCGCCTGCTGCTACTGGACCTGCTGTTATCTGGGATAGATCGTTTTCATTTAAGAAAACTCCTGGGCTTAAAAGTGTTTCGGCCATTTATATGATTTTTATCTAGTAATAAATATCAAAACTTTTTTGAAACACTTTATTGAAATTCTCCTGTCTCGATATTTATGGAGACTGTTCCGTATTTCTCTTTTAATTCTTCTAAGATTTTGGTCTCTCTTTCTTTGATGTCCTTAACCTTCTTCTTCTCATCTTCAATCAAAAGTTCCAAAGCCATTTTCTGGTAACCTAGTTCTCCTAGAGTAGAGGCAACTTCTAAAGCGTCTCTTTTTATCAGTTGAACCAATTGTAGTTCAGTATCAGTTAGTTTTCCCATAACAAGTTCGATTATAAATATGTAAAATGGCCCTCTATTTAAAGAGAGCCATTATTGTTTATATTAAAAAACAAAGGACAATTATTGGTCTAGTTTAACTAGTTTGTAGAATTGTACGTAATTGAACTCTGAATAAGCTCCTTCAAGGTCTACTGATGTGAAAGGTTCGAACTCGAACTCTTTCTCTTCTTGTAAGAAAGCTTGGAACTCTTGTTGAAACTCTTGGAACTTAGGGTTGTCTTCTCTCGAAGTGATCTCACCTTGTTCGTTAGTTTGAACATTGATAAAAGGTGTGATAAGAAAAGATCCGTCTTCTTGCTTCTCGCCATGCTTTTCAACTAGCTCGTTTCTTTTCGCTTGAATAACATCAAGTTCAACCTGTACCTTCTTAAGAAGATCAGTTACTTTGATTTTAGTAGAAAGCTTGATAGTCTCGTTTAAAAGACCTCTGATAATAAGCTGATTAGCTTGTTGGTTGAATGCTCCGTTGATCTCTGTTTCTAGGTTATAGAACTCAACTAATTTTAATGTAACTTTTTCCATATTATTGATTATTCTTTTGTTGTTTTCTTCTTAGTGGCCTTCTTTACTGTTTTTTTAACTTCAGCAACTTTTTCCTCAAGTACATCTGGGATGTTGTTACCATCTTTGTCAGCTATCTTACCTTTCTTCATTAGAATAACAGTAGCTACAACTGCTAATACCAACACAATAATTACTAGTTTCATAGTTAGATTGTTTATATATAAATATACGAGAATCTAGCAAAAAGCGCTAGTCCTTCTTTAGACCATACTTGATCCAACGATACCAGATCCTTTCATGAAGGTAGTACTGGACAGGCTTATAGACTAGTTCTGCTACTCCAAAAGCTGCTCCTACTCTTATAGACCCTGATACTAGCCACATGATCAAGAAGCCGATTAAGGTACTGATGATCCTATAGCTGATGGTTTTAGCAATATGCCTTTTCTTCTCTACATGCATATTATAACTTGCCTTCTTGTTTCATTTGTTCACGAATCTTGGTAGCTGATATGTCATGAATCTCTTGAGGTGGCACGTGTTCAATTACATCATAACCAACACCTCGGCCAATATTAATGGACTCGATATCAGGTATCTTCATAATATGTAGTCTACCAGCTTCTAACAAGTCTTTTAACTCTACAGATAAGTTCATGAGTATCTCTTGGCTTGTCCATGGGTTCTTCTCGTCTACTGGAACATCACGAATACATAGTAGTACGTTCTTTCCTTCATTTAATGCTTGATCAATTAACCAACGGTGACCGTCATGCCAAGGCTGCCAACGACCGATGAACATTGCGTACTTGCCAGATTTACTCTGTGCTTTTGCTAGATAATTTTGCATAAATAACTTTCGTATTTTTTTACTCCTGTTTGAAGATCGTATTTAGGTTCCCAACCACTCATCATATTCTCATGCTTTGCACACGTATAATATTGATAGTTGTTTGGTACATCTGATTCGTTTGTATAAGAATAAGGTATATTTAAGTAGTCTAGTATCGATTCAAAATGGCTAGACACACCTGAGCCTACATCATACCAAGTGCCTTTTAGTCTATGGTAGTTATGCATAGCATACAAGTTCGCACTAATCACATCTTCTATATAAACGAAGTCTCTGGTAGGGCCTCCTGGAAATAGTTTAACCTCTTCACGCTGTTCTGACTTTATATAGCTTTGATAAGCAATCGATGCCATTTTACCTTTATCTTCTTCACCTGGTCCATATACATTGAAATAGCGTAGTGCTATTTGATCGTTTGCTATAACATACTTCTCACCAGCATACTTAGACCATGCATATAAGTTAAGTCTTCCTAAAGCATCACCATAGATTGCTGCAGTTGAACTATATACTAACGGCACGTTATGTTCAAATGCCCATTTAGACAACATAGTAGTTGACTCCCAGTTTCTGGTCATCATATACTCTACATCGTAGTTCATCGTATCAGAAGATGCACCAACATGAAATATAAATTCAGGCCTTTGATGGTCTATTATCTGTTTCAGATAGTCTCTCCAATCAACATGAATAAAAATGTTCTCATTGACTTCTATGATATTGTGAGAAGACAATGTCTGTTTTAAGTTCCTGCCAATAAAACCTTTCGTGCCTGTTATGAGTATTGTCATGGTGTTACAACTCCTTTCTTTGATACGACTATCGAGCTCATCTTGTTTGCAAATGTTATTGCTATGTCTACGTCTCTCGTTTGTAGATAGTTAACAACAAACGCAGCAAGAAAAGTATCACCTGCTCCTGATACATCGATCGTTTCTTTTGCTACAACAGGGTATAATTTGTCCATATACTGTGCACCTTTTGGTCCTAATGTAGCAATGATCTTCTTTAACTTATCAGAGTCATCAGTTATATTCTTCTTGAACTCTTCTTCGTTCAGCTTTATAAATGTATAACTATCTATTGTATCACTATTAATTTTCTTCTTAGTGTCTAAGAAAGACATGTTAGCTAACTTACCTATCTGATTTATAGTGTCTAGAGTTAAGTAGCCTTTATTATAATCACTTACTATAACTGCCTCAGCTTCTTTAATCCTTGTAATTATCGTATTGTCTAACTCTAAAGGCTTGATGTTAGATTCACCTTCATCAACACGCATAAACATGTGATTAGTACTATAATCAATGTACCTGGTCTTAGTTATATGCTCATCTTGATATTGTAGTTCTATACCGTACTCTGTAGACATTGCTGCTAAATTTACAGCAACATTTCCAGCCATACCATCATTAGTCTTAACTTCTATTGGTACAAATACCGGGACCGGCGCTTCTGGAGACAATCTATCAGCACGGCCATAGACAAACTTATCTATACAAAAGTCACCTATTACTAATATCTTTTTCATGCTGTAGAATGTTTGTAGTCGACTTATCAGCTATACGATCAAAGAATACAACTTCTTTTACATACTCACGGCCAATGATTCTTTTGTCTTTATAATCACTACCTATTACCATGTAGTCAGGCTCATATAGTTTGATCAGATCAATCAGTCTTTCTTCTGTATCAAAGACAGCAACACTATTAACATGCTTTATAGCATGTAAAAAGTCGACTCTATCTCTAAGTGTATTGACAGGTCTATTTTCACCTTTCAACATTTTGATTCTACTATCTGTATCTAGACCTACACGAACTGATCCGAATGATTTAGCGTATTCAAGTAGTTTAATATGACCTATATGTAGTACATCAAACGCACCATTTACCCATACCTTTTTCATAACTCTTCTATACGTTTTGTTTTATCACAAATTAACAGATCATACGACGGCTTCTCATTCATGCGTAGCTCATGGTATCTACAGCCCCAATCTTCTAACTGCTTTTTCGTTAAGTCTGTGTAGTCTACTTTACTACGCATCCCTCTAGCAGTCCAGTAAATAATAGTATGTCCTTCTTTATACAGCTTATTGATCTTATCAATATTCTCTTGAAGAGGTAGTGACTCTGTATAATGTACATCATCTGGTGTTAGACAAATCGTATTGTCTATGTCTACATATATAGTTAATCTCCTTTCCATATTCTATAACTGTCGGTGTCGAAGTGCTCTGTACTAACTTCGAATATTTCACCGTCTTCTAAAGCCTCTAATTGATGAGGCATGCCAGGGTATTGTGTAACAACATCTCCTACTTTTAACTGAGTTTCGTGTTGTTCACCTTTTACAGTGTCAATCCATCTGTATATAAATGTACCTTTGTTAACATACCAAGTCTCTTGCTTAATAAGATGGTAGTGCATACTGAACTTGCAGCCTTTTTTAAAGACTAACACCTTTCCACAATACTCTTTAGAGTTATGAATGATTAGTTCATGCCCCCAACCTTTTGGGACTTTGCAGCCTTCACATTCATGTACATTAGTTACCATAGATATACTTTTCTATAACTACTAGTGACTCATCTGGTGTCATACTACTTGTGTCTATGTGAAGTACATTCTCACCATCTGTTGGTATATCAAAGTCTGTAACGTGAAACTTCTCACGACCACGCTCTCCTGTATAAGTTAGATAGATCCACTTAACATCATCAGATATAGTGTTCAAATAATCACGAGCTTCTTTATATGGATAGACTAGTGATAGTACAACATTGTCTGAACCAACATGGTTCATATAGACTGCGATATCAGACGCACGATTTAAGTTCTTGATTCTACCTTGTCTAGAGTAGTCAGTGTTCTTGAATATGTTACGAAGCTCATCACCATCAATATTCCAAGCGCCGTCTTCAACTAGCTTTTTAGCAAGAGTTGATTTACCACAATGAGGTTGACCAAACAATACTATAATCATAGCTTACTTTTTATAACCGAATTGATCAAAGTACCATTTGTATGTATTGTAGATCCAGTCTGTAACGTCTTTACCAAGAAGTGTCTTTGCTTTAGACGGTACTGGCTCTAGCTTAGTTCTGATAGTGTGATCACCAAACGCACCATATACCTCGTCATCTTCTTTTGTGACTTGCTCAATATTGTCAAAGTCGTGCCTATAAAAAGGAATGTCTAGATAAGCATAGATTCTGTTCATCTGCTGTTCTGGGTACAAACAAAGGTCTTCGAACTTAACAAACAACATCTTACTGTCTATTCCCATTCTAAAGACTTCACCTAGTCTTTCAATAGCCATACCTACAGGTGGGTTTTGTGCCCAGATGTCGATACGTTTAGGAACAGTTGTACCTTGCATTTGTGCCCAGTTCAAAATAGGATCTTGTTTATCTGGGTTCTTACGATAGTTCTTCTCCATTGAAGCAAAAATGTCACGTAGGTCACGAACCATACAAATGATCTTAGGCTCTGGGTTCAATAGGTTTAAGAAGTCGTAGTGTATACCCCAGCCTCTTGACTTGTCAATCACATACTTACGATCAGTAATAGCTTCATAATATGCTTTCATACCTTGAGTACAAAAGGCAAGAAAACCTTTTCTCATCAGATCAGCATCTTGCGCTTTAAACTCTGGTGAATCTGTGTAATTACCACGAGCTGCAAATACTAACTCAAGTACACCTGAAGTAGGTGTAGCATAAATGTCTGGGTTCTGAGCTAAAATGTTTTGTAGTAGTGTGCTACCTGCTCTAGGCAGTGATGATTGGTGAAATAGTTTTTCCATAACTTACTTTTCTAGTGATTTAATGATCTTATCTACATCGAAGATCTCGTCTTCGTTATTATAAGGGAACTCTAACAGATCTCCTGCTATATTGAATTTACCAAAGTAGCTGTTTCTAAGTTCAGGCTTAGTGGTAAAAGGATTCGCTAAAATATTAGTGTGCATATCGTAGCCAAACACTACAGGTGAATTGGCGATCCAACATACGGTTGATGGTAGGTTCATAGAAGCCGCTACGTGCTGGCTAAAGCTATCTATCAATAGTCTTTTACTGGACATGGATACGAGGACGGCAAGCGCTCTGAATGTGTCTGTGACACCGAATGTACCATCGAACTGATTTTGGTCATCACGCCTAATATGAACTACGTTATATTCACGTCTAAAGTGCTCGATTACTTTGACTGCAACTGTAGATGGAATGTCTCTAGCCCAACTATATTTGTGCTCTGTTTGAGCCCCTCCATTAGTTTGTAATAATAGTATAGGTCTGTCAGAAGTAAACTTCTGCTCAAAGAACTTTTGCTCTCGACCAGTCAAGTATATTTTAGGCTGTTCACCATTATACTTGATCTGAAACATATCACACCAGGTTTTGATCAGGTGTTCTTTCTGTTCTACATACTCTGTTTGAACGTAAGGGTCGTGGGCTAGTATCATGTACTTTTGCCCTTCTATAAACTCACTGTAGAAATAAGAAATACCCCCAAACTGGTACGATCTGTACACATGGGGGTTATTCAGAAATACGTCAGCGTAGCCAGAGACTACGATAAGTTTGGAGTCAGGATATTGCTTCTTGATTGCTTCGCAAACTGCGGTGGCCATGACACACTTGCCAATACCACCATTTATTTGAAAAATGATGTTCATAACCTAAATATACAAAAACCCGTTGAAAGAAAAAAATTTATTTTAGAATAGCATGTTGTTGCTTCCAGACACTACGGCTGTAATAGTAGTACCTTGTTGAGCAGCAAGAGCTTCTAAAATAACAGAATCATCTTCACCCCAAGTAGAGATAGTGCTTCCTGATAATACTACATTGTCACTGAAGATCTGCTGGAAGTTAGTTACTTCACCTGATCCAGTATCAAAAGTACAGTTACCGTAGATAACTTGGAAGTTAACTTGGTTAGCTCCTAGAGCATAAGGACGGGCCAAAGCTGTCATGTAAGATCCAGTGATTTGAGTACCACCGAATGGAGTAGTCTGTTGAATTACAGTAGCTTTTGGATTGATTTGACCGAAAATCATAGTTTTACAATTGTGTTTATGTTAATAAATATTAGGCTGAATCGATTATTATAACAGATTGTTTCTCTTGAGTATGTCTTCTATTTGAGTGACTCTTCTCTTGAGCTCATCATTCTCTTCACTTAGCTCTTTGATAGCATTAACGTATGAAGCGTAGATCGCATCTTTTTCAAAGGCGAGTAGTGGTTCACCTTCTTCTCCATTTAATGTTTGAGTTCCGTTAGGTCCTAGTCTATGTAGTTGATTACAAGTAACAACACAAGACATAGCTTGTTGTACTTCTTGGGCTAAGAAGCCATACTTCTTATGGCATGAAGAGTCACCATTCCAACAGTAACTAACTGGTCTAAGTTGAGTTATTTCACGAAGTCCAAATCTAACAGGTTCAATTGTGTTCTTAATGCGGCAGTCAGAAAGACCTCCTCCTGTACAACATAGATTGTTAACAAAGGTGTAGTTACAGTTGTTAGCTGAAATACACGATCCAATGATATGGGCATTAAAATACCCAACAACGTTATTACTTTTTCCTCCTAATATACTTGAGTAGTCAGTGTCAGCATTAAAAACATTAGTGTTAATGCAGTTGAGATAACCACCACCGATGAACCCATATTCTGTATATACTCCACCAGCAACACAGTTGGTAGTCCCTCCTACAACTGTTCCATAAGCACTCGTAGTGCAGTTAGCTGAACCGCCTCCAACAAAACCATGTTTTGCACTGATGCAGTTTTGTTTACCTCCTGCTATTGTAGAACAAGCAGCAGTTATACAGTTAGAAAAGCCTCCTCCAATAGATGAATAGGCAGCAGAAGAAGTATTTTTTGCGCCGCCTCCAATCACCGCTCCATAAGAAGATGCAGTGTTACAATAACCACCTGAAACGGTACTATATGCTAAATTATTTTGATTACGGTACCCTCCACTTATGGTTGAATAACTTGCATATAGTCCAGAACAGCTAAGTCTTCCTCCACCAATAAAAGCTCCTGTGGCATAAACAGGAATTAAATTTGAACCTCCACCAGCAATTGTTGAAAAATCTGAGCAGACGCTATTTACACAACCTCCTCCTATAGATGAAAAAGCACCTATCGCATTACCACTTTGTCCACCTGCTATAGTGGCAGATTGTTTTGTTGCTGCGTTAATATAACCACCACCAATAGTAGTATAAGTGTTTGTTGCACAGTTAAAATAACCACCACCTATAAATGATAATATGTTATTAGTACAGTTTCCTATACCGGAAACAACACCTGAGCAAGCTGCAAGAGCAAAGTTACATACACCACTACCTACAAACGAATGTGATCCTGATGCACAGTTACAAGCACCTCCTGCGATTGTACCTCCGTAACCTGTTGCTTTATTTCTTTCACCACCTGCTACAGTTGCTATCGTATTTGTTGCACAGTTTGCAACACCACCTCCCACTGTTGTATAAGCAGCTGATCCTGTGTTAAAGTAGCCGCCTCCTACAAATGAACAGTTACCTGATACCAGATTTCTTTGTCCTGCAACTAGTGCTGAGTAGGTTCCTGTTACACAATTTAAACAACCTCCACCTATAAATGAACAAGCTCCTGTTAGTGTATTAGATTGGCCTCCTGCTATAGTTGAATGAGCTCCTGAAACTGAGTTAGATTGACCTCCTCCTACTGTTGAAGTATAACCACTTGCAGTGTTTGCATAACCACCACCAACTACACCTCTTGTAGCTGATACTGCGTTTAATAATCCACCTGCTACAACACCATCATCACTTGTTATAACGCAGTTACATCTACCGCCTGATACTGTATTATAGTTACAGCAAGCCCTGTTAGCCATACCACCTCCTACAAACGAGTAGTTTCCGTCTGCTCTATTCACACAACCACTAGCTACACCTGCCCAAATTCCAACTACTACGTTTGAACAACCACCACCAATGAATCCATGACATCCACCACATATCAAGTTAGAATAACCTCCAGATAATGTAGAAGCATATACACCGTTTAAAATTCTGTTGTTATATCCTGCACCAATAAATGAATAGTATCCTGAAGCTGTGTTGGCAGAACCACCAACAATAGCTCCTGAATGCTGACCGTTAACACAGTTATTTTGACCACCGCCTATGAATGATCTTACTCTACATGCACAGTTGTTGCATCCACCTACTACAGTTGCACAAGAAGCTATTGCACGGTTTCCGTGACCTCCTGCAACTACTGAATAGTAGCCTGATGCTGTGTTGTTTTGACCGCCTCCTATAAATGCACAGTTACCAGAAGCTGTATTACCACTACCTCCTGCAACTACAGATCTTACACCTGATGCAGTATTTGATTGACCACCTCCTACTGTTCCACCGTATCCGGATGCTGTGTTAGACAAACCTCCTCCAATTGTAGCATAGAAAGTAGCATTTGCTGTATTACTTTGACCACCACCAATTGTATTACCTCCTGTACCACATGCAGTATTGTTTCTACCACCACCCACAAATGAACATGCAGAAGATGCTACGTTAAAACAACCACCACCTACAAAGCTAAAATTAGCAGATCCTGTGTTGAATGAGCCTCCAGCAACTGCTGAACAGGCACCTGAAGCCATGTTTTTAAATCCACCTCCTACTGCTGCTATGCTTCCGCATGCTACGTTTAAATATCCTCCAGCTACAACAGACATGTATGCACTTGCAGTGTTGGATCCACCACCACCTACTGCAGACCAGTTACCTGATGCTACATGGAATTCACCACCTAATATTGATGAATTTAGTCCTGTTGCTTTATTACAAAGACCTCCAGCTACTGTTGCACATGCACTTGTAGTACAGTTTAATCTACCACCTCCTACTGTTGAATAATTACCAGAAGCTGTATTTGATAGACCCCCTATTACAGACGTGTAGTTGGCTGATGAGGTATTTCCTCTACCACCCACTATAGATGCCATGTATCCATTAGCTGTATTAAGGAAACCTCCTCCAATAAAGTTGTGTCCACTTCCTATAGCACAACTACTTGCACCACCCACTACTGTTGAAAAAATACTTGTTGCACAGTTTGCACAACCGCCTCCCACAAAAGAACAAGCGCCTGATGCTGTATTGTTTTGGCCTCCTGCTACAACAGAAGAACCGCCCGATGAGATGTTATATCTTCCACTAAATGTGCCTGAACCAAAATTTGTAGCATAGTTTCCAATACCACCTCCTACAGTTGAATAAGATCCACAAGCGCAGTTGTCTCTACCTCCTCCTATTCTTGAAGCATATCCAGATGCTGTGTTTAAATATCCACCACCAACAGATGACCATTGTCCTGTTGCTTTTGCATTATCACCTCCTGAAGCTGTAGAACCATAACCTGTTGCACAGGTTGCAACACCACCTCCTACTGTTGAGTATCTACCACTTGCAGTATTACTTTGACCACCTCCTACTGTTGAATGATAACAACTTGAGGTATTTAATCTACCTCCTGCAATAGTGGATTGTGGACCTGATGCTACGTTAAAACAACCACCACCTACAAAACTGAATGCGCCTGAGCCTGTGTTAAATGATCCTCCTACTATTGCTGAGCAGTTACCAGACGCTAAATTATTACATCCTCCTCCAACAAACGAATAAGTGCCTGAAGCAGTAGTACACTTACCTCCACGAATCGATGTACATGTAACCTCAAACTTATGCCCACCATATTGGCCCATACTAACGCAGTAGTTAGAAAAGGCTTCTATGACCGGGAGTCCTGCTATCGTATTAGCAGAAAAGACAGACGGGCAAAAGCTATCGTTCACTTCTAAGAGTCTACCTAAGCCACCATCTACCGAAAATACGGTAGGGACAGTGACTGAGCCTGAAGCTTTCACACTTAGTGTGCAACTAGAACCTGTTACAAATGTACACTGTAAATATGCCATCTATCTGTTATTTTGTATAAATATTTTTCTCTAACTCATCAACACGATCTTGAAGCTCTTGAATTGCCTTGATTAATATTGGTACAAGTTTAGTGTAAGATACACCTTCTACTTGGCCGTTTTTATTAACGTCCACCGCTTCTGGAAGTATCTTCTGTACTTCTTCTGCTATAAGACCTAATTGATCTGTTACACCTTTATTCTGATCAATCCACTTAAACCTAACAGGGTTAAGATCTTTGATGATGTTTCCTGTAGACTTGATTGATTCAACACAACACTTATATCTTTGAGAAGATGTTTCTATAAAGCATGTTGCACATATTGTACCTGCTACTGTCATAGTACCACAGATACAACTGTTGTTTGTGAAGAAAGTACAGGCTACGTTTGCTGTTAAGTTACAACCAAATGCACCTGCCCAAGCAGCTGAAGCAGTGTTTCCGCAACCACCTAATACTGCTGAACAAGCACCTGATGCTGTGTTAGATTGACCTCCTGCTACAACAGATCTATTATTACTTGCAATGTTATTAGCACCACTTAATGCACCTGCATTATATCCAGAGGCAGTATTATATTCTCCAAATGCAGTACTACGGTGTGCTGTAGCACAAGTACAAATACCACCAGCAATTGAATCATCTCCAGAAGCTATATTACTTCTACCTGCTACTACTGATGATGCCCAGTTACCTCCTGCTGTATTAGCGCAACCTACAGCAAATCCCATACGAGATGATGCTGTATTTGATGCGCCGCCGCCTATAGCTGAAGCACATCCAGAAGAAGTATTAGATTGACCACCTCCTACTACTGAACAAATACCAGAAGCTGTATTATTGCTACCACCACCTACTGTTGATAGACAGCCTGATGCTGTATTAAGAATACCTCCTCCTACAAAAGAACAGTTACCAGAAGCTGTATTTACAAGACCTCCTGCTACAACTGATAGATTACCTGATGCTGCGTTTCCATATCCACCAGAAATAGTAGAAAAATCTCCAGAAGCATTGCTACAATAGCCACCTGTAACAACTGCTCTTGCACCTGTTGCAATGTTATAATCACCACCTCCTATGAATGCTGCGTAATTTGTAGCACAGTTTAATAAGCCTCCACCTACTGTAGTGTAAGTATTTGATGATCTATTCTGAAAACCACCTCCTATAAAGGAATATTGTCCAGCATTACAAACAGTTGGTGCTACTGTAAAACAGCAGTTAGCTAAAGTCCATGTACCTCCTGTAGTATTATTACCAACACCTCCTACTACTACTGCACCGTATGCTAAACATCCTGATGTTGAATTACATACGTGGTTACAGTTACCTGCTCCTATAAAGCCAGCAAATGCTTGTGCTCTATTTGCAGCACCACCTACAATAGCTGAATATATTCCTGTTGCACAGTTTGGTGTATAGAAATAACCACCACCACCTACAAATGAGTGGCTTCCTGCTGCAGTGTTATAATAACCTCCTACTACTACTGACATGTAAGCAGATGCAGTATTTCCTGAACCTCCACCTATTGTTGCATAACCACCTGTAGCTTTGTTAACTTCTCCACCTAGTACTGCTGCTGCTTCACCAAAAGCACAGTTAAATCTACCTCCTGCAACAGTAGTAGAATTTGTACAAGAAATGTTTTGACAACCACCTCCAATTGTTGAATTGACACCTGATGATGTGTTAGATATACCACCACCTATTGTTGAATAGTTATTATTTGCTGTATTTCCTCTACCGCCTGCAATAGTAGAAATGTATCCAGAAGCTGTATTACAAAATCCACCACCTACCGAAGCAAAAGCACTTGTTGCACAGTTTGCACAGCCGCCTCCTACTGTAGCCCAAGCACCTTGTGCATAGTTTGATTGACCTCCCAAAGTTGCAGCACGGCATCCTGTTGCACTATTTCCATATCCACCAGCAACAACACTTATTTGTCCACTTGCTAAGTTACCATAACCGCCTGAAATAGTTGACCAGTTACCACTAGCAACATGAGTTCTACCACCGCCTACAAAGGAATAAGCTGCTGAAGCGGTGTTTGTACATCCACCAACTACTGTTGAACAGTTACCAGTTGCACAATTAGATTGACCACCACCTACAAAGCTAAAACTAGCTGAACCTGTGTTGAATTGACCTCCTGCTATTAC